GTATTCTTCCAATCAATAGTTGTATCTAACCCTTGTATATCTTCCAGCTTTTCATTAGCTGTAATCTTTTTTCTTGTAAACTTGCTAGCAGGTACACGGTAAGCAAGCTCGGACTTTGGACGATCCATACCATCTTGGACAGGTTTAAAAAAGAATGGATAGTTGATTGAGATAGGAACAACCTTGTCTGTAAACATTTTCTTAGCATCTGAACCAGTTTTAGATAATATACCATATCTACTATCACTCGCAAGAGTGGCTAAGTTAACGGTTTCTGCAGATGACATGAAAGAAAATCCTGATCTTCTGTTCTTTAGATAACACATACCATAACATCGTTTATCTGCTTTACAAGCTTCCCAGAATATATAGAATAATCTATTTGCTTCTCTAAAGTCTGGAGCCCCAACATCTATCTTACTCCATTGCAAGTACATGTAGTGAGTACCTGTTATCCAAGTTGGCTTACCATTGTTAGTAAACCAAAATCCTTCTTCCCTTCTTTTAAACTCTCCGTCTATATAGTCAAACCATTGTTCTTTTTGATCTTCCGGATAGCTTCTCCAGTCAAATATATTTTTTAAACGCTCTAACTCTTTAGGTTGATCAAACTTAACCCACTTGTTTTTATTGTTGCTATACACACTTTTCGGAACCTTAGGCAGTGCTATAACTAGGTTTTGTATTTCTATAATCTCACCGATAACACCATTGTGAGATAGTACAATTATATCATGTTCTTTATCATAACCGTACTTCCATTTCTTTCCTTTATTAAGACGACTAATAGTAGTTTTCTTAACAGGCTCAACTGTTTTAACTAAGCTTTGCTCGTACATTATTTAGATCTTCCCTCTGCAAATCCCTTAAAAACTTTTTCTTTCTTGTCTTCAGGTGTTATTCCCTCAAGTAAGTTTTCTTCTTCTTGGATTCTATTAAGTATTTCAAACGCATCAAATATGGCAAGTTTTTTAGTTGCAGCGGCATTCTTAAGCCTATCTGCTGTTATATCTTCCCCGCTATCAACAATAGCTTCTTTTGCAACTTTAATCAGTTCTTCAACTGCTTTGTGCCCAGCTTGGATTATACTCTTCTTCGTCTCCTTGATATTCATATTTGATTGTAATAAAATTAGATAAAACTCGATATAGCCTTTGGCCATCAACGATAAACTCGTATTCACTACTTGGTCTAAAACCAACTAGTTCATTAACCTCAACCGTACCGTCTGAATATTTAACAATACCTTGTAGTGGTTTTTCAGATTCAATATTAAATTGATCTATTGCCTTTAACGGCATTACGAAACAATAGCCTTTTGGAGCTATCCATTCGTTATTTCTTTTATATAAAAAGATTTGGTCTGATGTTATAAAATAAGTGTCTTCATCAAAGAAGCTTCTACTATTCTTTTCATTACCTTTAACATCGTGCCATCTTCTAAAAACATTATGATGTACTATAACCTCATCACCTGGTAGTATATCTGTATCACCAACTATAGGTATTGATTTAACAATAGCTGTTCTATTAACAAATTGGTGGTTGTAAATCTCAGTATTTAAAATTAACTCTGAATCACCAACTTTCTTCTTATTGTTATATCTTTCTCCTTTTGGCTTTACAACAAAGTTGTAAACACTTTTCATTAGTACTCTAGATTATATTCTACAGATACTGCCATGTTTTTATTAAAATCCTTCCAAGGCAACACGTCTTTATTTTTTTTAATGTAAACAGAGAATTTATTTTCCTCTTCTATAATATCACAGATAGTATGACCACCATACACTTCTTGCCCCACGGCATAGTGCATAGCGTCATTCTTATAATCTTTACCAATACTAATCTTCCTTATTAACTTCGCCATCTTCTTTGTAGTTTATTGTTCCGTCTTGAATGTTAATATCAAATGTACCGTACTCTTTATCAAACTCAGTTTGTAATAAAGTAAGCTCATCTCTAAGCCCAGCGATTTGATGCATCATTTCGTGCTTTTTTAATTCTACTGAGCCAATCTCTAGTTGAGCTCTATTGATATTGTTTACAGTATCTTGAACTTTCTTTAACTGCTCGTCAGTTATTTTTTCTGGTTTAATACCTTTAAGTTCTTTAATTTTTGCGTTTGTTCCTTTTGTTGCCATGATTTAATTTAATTTAAGTTAATTGTTATTCTGCTGCTGTCCAAGCGGATGTAGCCATTACGACTAATATCTCCTCGTGTGTGTATGTTGTTTTGCTATCTAGAAAGTCTGGTTGCTCTCCACTATATTTCACTAAAGCTTTTTCACTATTTACGCTATGCCTTAACATAGATGCGTTACGATTTAGCAATTGTGAAAAGTCAATAACAGAATCTTCCGCTGTTATTTCTGTTGTATTTAATATTACGTATGTGTTTTTATTATGTGCCATTTTTTTATTTTATTTATACTGGTAATTTAACAAATGTTGCGTCAGCTGTTGTCACACCTGGACTACCGTTTAATAACTTAACAGAGATATTGTCAAACTTACCAGAGGAGGCAGAACTACCTGTTCTTCTGTAAATTCTAAGAAGAGTACTGTTTGCTACGTGATACTTAACATAATGCCCATCCGCTGTTATTCCTGAAATGTTTTCATTACCACCTGACTGTATCTTAAATCCTGCTCCTGCAATGTCGTGTGCATCAAACTCTATTTTGTAAGTTTTACCCAGAACAAAAACATCCGCCTGTTGAAGAAGTAACGCTCCTCCAGTACCATTATTCCCATCTGTAGCCATAACCACTTTACCATCACTTACGGCAATTGTGTTTTCGGTATCCAATCCAGCCGTTGTCCAATCAGTCAAATCGCTATCGAAAGTGCCATTTGTAACTATTTCAGCTCCAAATCCAGCTCCAGGTATTTCTTTTATAGAGATGTTATCAAATTTACCCGCCGAAGCAGATCCGTTGGTCATCCTAAAAATTGCAAACTCAATATTCTCAGCTACGTGGGTTGCATTATAATGCCCATCGCTTGTTACATTTGTTATGAGTTTTGATGTATCACCACCAAAATCTACCACTTTAAATCCTGCGCCAGTAATATCAGACGCGTCAAACTCTACTCTATAGGTTTTACCGATCTCAAAGTCAGGGCCCTTTGAATTTACGCGTAAAGCCTGCGAATCATTTCCATTATTTCCATCAGTAACCATAACTAATTTGTTGCTAGTTACAACTATAGTGTTTTCAGTGTCTAATCCCGTGGCTGTCCAATCATACCCACCATCACCAATTTGGCCTGATGCAAAATCTCCGTTTGAAAGAATTTCAGGTCCTATTGCAAGTTGATCATGGATTACACCTGCTGCCGGGTCATCAAATGCCCCGTCACCCATTCTCCAGTAACCTTGTAAATCATCTGTCCAATCAGCATCATAGTGTCCGCTGCCAGGTACGACAGTTGTTAAATCATGTGATCTACCAGCCGCGTATATTGCCGCTATAGCATCAGCAGGTAAAGCTTCATCCCATATTGCTACTCCGTCCATCTGCCCCTGCATTCCATCATCAACCAAAGCACCAATCTGAAAATCGCCAGTGTTGTCTAGGTTTACACCCTCTGGAGTGTCACCGCTTATATCAGTAGTAGAGCCATAAGTAGTAGTAGCGCCATTTACATAGATCACTCCGTTGCCATCTCTGTCTATGGTAACCCCAACGTGCATCCACGTGTTAAGTAGATCATCTGTGACTCCAGCGCCTGTCATTGAAAAAGCCACTACGTTACCTTTCATACCTACAACCGTAATTTGGCCTGCACCAGATACCCCCGTGCTAAGAGTTCTTATTCTCCAAAAATCTTGCGCGCCCTGTTTCTTACTGATAAAATTTTGGTCATCCATATCCGCATGTGTAACCTTAGCCCAAAAACAAACTGTAAAATCACCAGTGCCTCGGTCTAACGTGTCGCCTAGATTTAAGTAATCACCCGTACCATCTAAATCAAGCGCATGTGCTCTAGGTTGTTGGTCAGGTGAATCTGTACTAAATGTTGCGTCGGCTGCTGTTATCCCTGGCTTACCACCTATTTTTACTAATGTTACGTCATCTACATAAAATATATCACCATCCGCACCTGATGATCCACCTTGTCCGACTTTAAGGATTAAACTAGTATTACTCGCAGCTGTTCTAAAATACCCTGTAAGTAAAGTCCATGCTCCTAATGGAATAAGTTTGGAATG